ATTAGCCATTTGGTATTGCCGGCGTCGTCTGTTTCGTTAAGATCAAACATCGGCGGCTTGTCGGGGTCGTCCTCTGAGCCGCTTTCGTCCATGAAGGTTATAACGTCGGAGCCCAGGGCGGTTACTTCGCCTATGCGTTCCGGCTCGATGTCGCTGTAGTTCTTCTCGTTCTCCTTAACGCCGTAGGCCTTTATCGATTCTTCGTCCTCGATGTATGAAGATAGGCGGCTCGTGTCTGGTAAACATAACTTTGTGTAGCCGTAATTCTGGGGCAGGTTGTCGCTGCCGCCGTAAACATAAAGGCGGTTAGTTATCGAAGCGTTGTTAACATTGGTGCGCTTAAGCTCGTAAAGGCCGCGGCCTCGTCCATATTGAAGTGTAAAGGGCTGGGTAGTGCCGGCCTTCTTCAATACTTGAAGGGTGTTAACGCTGGGGCTGCTTGTTACCTGGTATTCTACTTTAAATAAGTCGCATAGCTCTTGCAACATCTCCAGGCAGTTCTTTTCGCTGCTTGTTATATTTTGGTAGTCGTCTTCGTCGTAGTCCTCGGCGTTTAGGACTATGATCCAGCGGCCCGGGTAGATGCGTTCTATGTTCCAGGCTAATACGTCTAAATGGCGCTTAAGGTTGGCATAGTAGGTGTCGCCGTAGGCGTCTTCGGGCAGGTGGTAGTGGACATCTATCAGCTCGTATTGCGGCCCTTCTAAAGTTAGCGTAGTGGCAAAAACGCGGTTACCGGTCTTTGAAGGTTCCGGTAGCTGGTTAACCGTGTAGCGCCGGCCGAATACTAAAATATAGTCGCCTATAGTAATATTAAGCGGGCGCGCGTGGGTTATCTCGATGGTTATCGTGTCATCGGCCAGGAGCTGCTGCTTCTGGCTGGCCTTCGTTACTACGCTTACCGTGCCGCGGGAGGAGAGGCCAAATTTAGCCTCTCCGTTGCGGTTGTAAAGTGTTATATCTTGTCCCATACTACGATGGCGTTTGTGGTAAAGTTGCTAATATCGTCAATAATGCCGCCGATAATAGGGTAATAAATGCCGTTTTCGGCGTAGGTGTGGGTCAGCGCGTTGTCGCCGGTATGGTCCCCGGTTACGTCGTAGTCTACCGAGCCGTCGCCCCAGTAAACGTTAACCAGGCTATCTACCTTGAAGCCGATGGTTAGCTTGGCCGATGATGCGTTGGCGCGCTGGTGGCGCAAAACTCGCTTAACCGGGTCCGGCTCCTTGAGCTTTAGGCTAAAAGTGCCTATCATCTTGTCGTCGTGCCATTTCTTGTCGTGGCTGATGCCGTCGGCGTTATAGACTTCGTAAACCAGGGGCTTCGTCGGGTGGATGGCTATCATTAAGCGCGCGGTTCCGTCGCCGGTAAATAGCCGGTGTAGCGAATTAACGCGCGTAAAAAAGTCCATTTTGCCGGTGGCCTTAAGCCAGCAGCTTAGTGTTATTTCCCTTTCCTCGTAGCGTTTGTCGGTTAGGTCTATAACTTTGCCGTGGTAGTCGGGCCAGTCTATGGTGGTAGGGGTCTTTAGCTTGGGAAGATCTATAACTCCGGAGCTGGCTGATACGCGGATGCCTATGTCGGCTAAGTTGGTGCCGTCTATGTAGTAGGCGAGCTGGCTGACGCTGTTAAGGCTCTCCGTTATCTCGTCTTCGGTTAGCGCTGTGTCGTAAATCTTTACTTCGTCCAGGTCGGCTACGGCCAGGCCGGTGCCGTAAATGTCTTGAAAAATTGCGAAGCCTATTAACGCGCTCGCCGTCATGGTTAATGACGCCTTGAGCTGCGTGTCCTGGTAAATGTTAATCGTGTTGCCCTTCTTACGAATGACGTAGAAGCCCCAGGAGTCTGCTAATACGTCGAGCCATACTACTTGCGCGCCGTTAAGCGCCGAAGTATTGAATAAAAAGCCGATGCGGTTGCCTCCGGTGTAGCCGTCGGCGTAGGTCGTGGGCTTTATCCAGGCTAATACGGTAAAGTTGCCGGTTAGCGTCATAAAACTGGTGTCTATAGTAGCGCTCCCGCCTCCGTCGAAGTGGATGCAGTTGCCTTGCTTGCCTGCTATGAAGTCGGCGCCCTCTACCGTGGCGTCGTGGCGGTTGGAGGCGTAGTCGTAGGCCTTCTCGCTCCCGCTGTTCTCGTCGAAGGGTAAATTTAAAATGAGGTTGTTGTCGCTTGCCATGTCTAATATATTTTAATGGTTCCGCCGCCGGTCGTGTCCCTGGCTACGCTTCCGCCGTGGTTGAAGATCTTAGCGGTGGCCTTTCCTGCGGTCTTTACTATCACTTTAGCGCCAGCCTCTACCGTTATAGCGGTGTAGGCGTGGTCTTCTACGATTACTTCTACTTCGGCCCCGGCGTAGGCGTAGACTTCGCCTACTTGGAAGCCGTTGTAAATTGCGCGGCCGCGGCTCTGAGCGCCCCTGGCTATTACGCGCTTCTGGTTGCGGGCCTCTATGGGCTTGTTAACGTAGAGGCCGTAGTGCGGGGCTATGTCGTCAAACTCGGTCGCCAGGCGAAGGCTCGGGAAGTCGTTAAGTATGACAAAATCGAGCCCTTTAACGGCCAAAGTTAAAAGATACTCCCGCGATGGTGCGTTGGCTATCTTTTCGCGCCATTCCTCGCAAATTCCCGCCTTTACTGCCTCGGCGGTTAGCTCGCGTCTTAGCTGTTTTAGTTCCATCTTAATAAATTAATCGGTTATGCCCTGGGAGCGAAGGTCGCTACTTTGGTGGGCGGCTAAGTAGTTAATTACGGTGTTGAGCTTAGTGACAATTACGGCCGTGTTGTTGTCGATGTTGTTTAGGCTCAGCAGCTGCTGTTGAATTAATGCCAGCTGTTTAACCTGGTTTTGCCTTACGGCGTTAGTTTGGCCGGTTAACATGTCGATGCTCTCCTGGCTTGCGCTTTGAAGGGCTCCGCTCAGTGTCGTGGGGTCGGTGTCCTCTAAGTCCTCGAAGAGGTCTTTATAAAGGTTCATCGCCTCCTGGAAGTTGGCGCCGGCTTTGGCTACGGCGTCCTTAAATCGCTGCTGCTCGCTCTCGGTTAGGCCGTCGAAGGTGCCGTTACCTTCTTCGTCGAAGCCCATATCTTTTTGAAGCTGTTTAATTGCCGCTTGTAGTGGCTGCTCCAGGAGCTGTAGCTTAAGGGCGTTAACTACGGCGTTTTTAATAACGTCGTCGGCTACTTCGCCGAAGGCTTTAGCCGCGTCGGTTCCTCCCTCGAAGGCTTCTACCAGGGCGTCGGCTAAGTCGCCGGCTAAGTCGGTGGCGGTCGTCTGGGTGATGCTCTCCGTTATATCGTTCATAATGTCGGTTATCTCGCGGCCTAACTCGGCGTATTGCTCTTTGTAGTCCTCGAGCTTGTCGGCGTCGCTGTTCTTCTTGGCTTCCTCGTCGCTGATCATGCCTAAAACTTCGCTTTGCTGCTTCTTTAGGTTGTTAATCATCGCTGTCTGGTTGGTGTAGACTTCCTCGCCCAGGGCGTTCTTAACTGCATACTCTAAAGCGTTATAGGCGTGCTCGAGCTTCGTTACTTCCTGCTGGTGCTTCTTAATTGATTTCTCGTACTTCTTATCGTGTATTTTGTTAAGGGCGGTTAGTAGTTTGAAGGGCATCGAGATGGTGTCGCTAATAGCGCCCAGGACGTTGCCGCTTTTAAGGTTCTCCCAGCCGCTCATGGCCGTCTCGTTAACGGCGTTAATGCAGTCTGACCAGTCGCGCAAAGTGTCGGCGCTGTCTCCGTTGCCGATGCTTTCCTCGTAGTCGGCTATCGTGCTTAAGGTATCGCTAACGGCGCGTAGGGTCTGGTAAACTGCTTTAATAATAGTGTCTACCGTGCCTATAGCGCTGGCGGCGCCGCCGGCTGCTCCTTCCGCTCCTTCTGCCGCGTCGGCCATGTTCTCGCTAACGTCGGCCGAAGCGTAGGCCATTGTCTCGGTGTCGGATGCCGGCTTCTTGAACATGTTTTTGAAGTTCTCGATTTTGGTCTCGAAGTCGCCGGAGCCAAATATTAAGTCCATCACGCCGCCGCCGGTGTTGTCGCCTAAAATACTGCTCCATTCCTTGCCGGCTGTAACCTTCTTTACTTGGTCGGTTATCTGCGAGAGCATCTCCTTGTATTGCTTCGCGGTAATTTTACCTTGCTTTAGAAGGTTGTCTAACGTCTTTTTAATGGCGTTATAGGCGTTTTGGGCGGTCTTCGTGCCGATTTCGGCTACGTCGTCAAAGAGTTGTTTATAGGCGGCGGTCTCCTTAACGATTTCCATGTCGCGCTCGCCCTCTAACTTCTTGGCGGCTTCCTCGTTCCCGGCCAGGCGCGCTGCTTTAATCTCGGCTTCGTACTTCTGGACTATAGCCAGGCGGCGCTGCTCGTAGGTGCCGAAGCGTGTTATAACGTCTTCGTTAATGCGGTCCAGGTCGTCTACGTTTTCAAGCCCTAAAGCGTAGAGCTGTTCGTAGGTCTCTATCGCCTTAAGGATGCGGTTCTTCTGCTCCTGGTCGGTGGCTTTGGCTGCGGCCGTGGTTAGGAGGCTTATGTTTGTAAGCTGCTTAACTCGGAGGGCGTCGGTCTGCTGGTTAACGGTGGTTACGGCGTCTAATAGCTCGGCTACGGCGTCCTTCATTTTCTCCTGGGTGTCGGTGTCGGCGTCGTCTAAGATGGTGCGCTCCTGGTCGCCTACTTCGGTGTGATCGTCGGCTATAGCGTTACGGCGCTGCTCTATTAAGTCTAACATAGCGCCCAGGCTTTGGCAGGCAGCTAAGTCTTCGTTAAGCTGCTTCGTAAATTGGTCTATAACTGAGTTCTTGGTTTCCTCGGCTATAGCGTTATTTAATACGCTGAGCTTGTTAATGTCCTCGGCGGTCTTCTCCGCTTTGGCTTCAATCTCGGCGCGCTGGTTCTCCAAATATTTTAAATAAGTCTCGCCCGATTCCAGAAGGGGCTTAAACTCCTGGGCGGCGGCTTGCCTTACGGTCTCGTCGCTACTGGTGGCCCATGATAGGTATTTTTGATATAATGCTTTGCGGGCGCTTAGTTGCTCGGCATATTGCTTGTTTTCGTCCGTGGCTGTGTTTCCGGTCGTGGTCGTTTTGCCTCCGTCGGTTGTGGTGCTGCTCGTATGCTTTAGGATGTTTAACTGGGCGATTTCTTGCTCCGTTAACTCTAATTGTTGGTTAGCGTAGTCCGTGGTCTTCTTTAGCGCTGCTTGAGCGTCTTCGTGTATGGCTTTATTTGTCTTCTGAGCCTGGCTAAGTCGGTAGGCGTTAATCTTGTCGATTGCTGCTTTAGTCGGGGCGAAGGTTCCGCCGCCGCTTTGTCCGCCTCCCCATTTATAGCCGGCCTCTTGTTGGGTTACGCCCGCGTTCTTCCATTCCTCTGGCATCTTTCCGTCTGAGGTGCCTTGCGTAGTGCCGTAGGCCATCTTATGGTAGTAGCCGCCGCCTTTTACTGAGCTGTCGGCCGCTATTATCTGGTTATAATATTCTTCGTAGGCTTTGGTCTGCATGTTTTGAAGGGCTAAAGCCTTAGCGCGAAGCTCCAGGGCCTTTACTACGGCCGTGGTGTTGTTAACAAAAACGTTGTCAGCGTCGGTTACGTTAGCTACGCTTAGCTCCAGGCTGTCAAACTCGGAGGCGTTCTGCTTTATCCATTCTTGTTTGGCTGCTGCGTCCTTAAGTCGGCCGTATTCGCTCCGGAGCTTCTCGTAGCGGCCTACGAGGTCGCCGGTTTTGCTTGCTACGGTCTTGTGGTAGTCGTCGAAGGCTTTTTTAAGCGTCTCGTTTGCCTTTGTAGCCTCGGCGGTCTTCTTGTTGAATTTCTCAAAGAGCACTATAGCGGCGGTTATAGCCAGACTTAAGCCTACGGTTAAAGTTGCCATTAGAGCCTTAGCTGCGGCCGTAGATACGCCCAGGGCAGTAGCTAACTTATAATTGGCTACTGCTAATAACTCCTTCGCCTTCCTTACGGTTGTAAGCATAAAGGCGCTATCTTTGT